GGTACCGGGACTTTCTGCATGCCGATACGGGCGGTTCGTTCATAGAGTGGCTAAAGGATCGGGCTGAATTCGAGCGGGAACGGCGGCGGGCATGATCTACGGCTATGCCCGCGTCTCCACCGGCGAACAATCCCCAGCCCTGCAACTCACAGCACTGAAGAACGCCGGGTGTCAGACGATCTTTCGTGATAACGGGCTCTCCGGCAAGAACATGCACCGGCCCGGTTTGAAGCGCTGCTTAAAGGCTCTCGCGTCCGGCGACACGCTTACCGTTTGGAAAATGGACAGACTGGCCCGAAGTCTAAAGGACCTGATTTCGATCTTGGACGATTTAAAGGGGCGGGGTGTCTCGTTCCTTTCCGTTACAGAGTCTATCGACACCGGAACGCCAGCGGGCCGCGCCATGTGGCAACTGATCGGGGTATTCGCGGAACTGGAACGTTCGATGATCCAGGAGCGCACGCAGGCCGGATTAAAAGAAGCGCGGCGGCGGGGCGTGAAGTTCGGGCCGAAAGAAAAACTGAACTCGCAGCAGATCTTGCGAGCAAAGTCGCTGATCGACAAGGGAGAGAAGGTGTCTGACGTGGCGAAACTTTACAATGTAAGCAGGGCTACTCTGTACCGGGTGTTGGCGGCGTGAAGTTCATTCACGATTCGCGTACGCCCTACTTCCCGCGTCCGGTCGAAGACTTGCCGCGCTGCCTGAATCCGGATTGCGCCTGCCACACCGGGCCGGAGTCAGAGCGGGTACATACTCCGTTTCCGCAGTTCCACCCATACGAACTTTCCACGTGCTATTGCTGCTCGGAATGCCACAGCGTGCGTAAGCCTTTCGTCCGGCTGATGGAATCAGGCAAGGGGCGCGGGCGGTGAAGCCAAAACGCCATCGCTGCCACTACTGCGGGAAACTCAGCGCTTCGGCGCGGCGCGTGATCGATAGCGGCTCCATTTCATCGGAACTCTATTGGGCGTGTCGCAGCACTGAGGCGTGCTGGAAGCGGCGCTTGGGAAAGACCCGCGTTACGTGTCTCGTGATCGGCAACCCTCCCACCCGGCGAATGAAGTCACGAAAGAGGCGCGGGCGGTGAGGCGCGACGAAGACGGCGTTTGGGTTCCTTGGCCTTCGAATCGCACGCCAGAGCATAAGCCGCACACCATAGACCCTGAAACGGGAATCTGGCCCATGTCGGAATGGGGGTCAGAATGCGCTCGTGGTTTCGTATCGGATGCCCGCTTCTCAGCTACAGATAAAGTCATTCCACGGACCAATCGAAACGAAACGCGGAAGTGGCGGGCGGTCAAAAGCGCGTGAGTCTGCCCCTCTGCATTGATCTATTCTGCGGGCTCGGAGGATGGGCCGAAGGCGCTCTTGCCGAAGGGTACGAAGTGGTGGGATTCGATATCGAGCGGCACTGCTACGGCGATCAGAAATACCCGGCTCAACTCGTGCTGCAAGACGTTCTGACGCTCCACGGTTCACAGTTCAAAGACGCGGCGCTTATCGTGGCAAGCCCTCCGTGTCAAGCCTACTCGTACATGGCGATGCCTTGGGATCGTGCGAAGCGGGAGATACGCTGGCAACGCTGGATGCAAACCTCGAAGTTCTCCCCTGGCTTCACGCTCAACGCATTGTTTGATTCGTGCTTCCGCATTCAGCAAGAGGCAAGCATTGCCACCGGTCGCAAGATCCCGATGGTAGTGGAGAACGTGAAAGGCGCTCAACCTTGGGTGGGCTCGGCACGCTGGCATTATGGGTCTTTCTACTTGTGGGGTGATGTGCCAGCATTGATGCCGTTCTCCGGGGCGCGGCTGAAGGGTCGCAGCAACTTTCACGTATTCGAAAAAACCGGGATGCCGTCTCCGTCCTGGCACGGCGCGGACCATGAAGTCAGCGTGCGGCGCTACGTGGAACTTACAAAGAACAACGGTGGCGTAAAGCAGGAGGGACTTTCAGGCCCGAAGTGGTTCAACGAAGGCGCGGCCTCAAAGTCTTCCCGTTCGAATGCCCGTAAAGCCGCTAGCGCTCAAATTGCGAAGATTCCCTTTGAACTGGCCCGGTACATCGCTTCCGTTTACAAACCCTGATACACTTTCATTCGTGCCTACCCTGGCAGATCTCGCCAACGCCATCTTTCGGCAAGAGGGCGTACTTCGCGCAGACGGAACCTGGAACACGTCAAGCGTGGGATACCGGAACAACAACCCCGGCAATCTGATCTACGCGGGGCAACCAGGTGCGCGGCCGGCCGTAATGTTCGATCCCGGCATGGGCCAGAATCAAACCTACGCCGTCTTCGACACATTGGCCGATGGGATCGCGGCGACTCAGCGGCAACTGGCGCTGGACGCTTCCAGGGGCCTTACGCTGTCCCAGAGGCTTTCCACGTGGGCAACTGGCAATAGAGAAGCGTACGTCTCGAACGTTTCATCCTGGCTCGGCGTAGACCCCAATACACCCCTAAGCAGCTTGGGACCTCCAGGGGATTTTCGTTTGGTCCCTCGTCACCCGCAGACGAAGGGACGCAAGCGGTAATCGGCGGGAGTGAACTTTCAGACGGGGCAATTGCTGCAATGGCGCTTGGCGGGGCGGCGCTGCTTGTGGTACTCTTCAGCTAATCAATCGCAGTCGATGTTAGGGAACTTCACGTGTAAATGTGCGAGCGGGCCGGGATTTGAAACCCCGGCCCGTTTCGCTTGCGGGGGCCTTACTTCTTTGCCTTTTTGCTCAGTGTCGGCGCTTCGTCGGCCTGCTCCTCGGGCGTGCCTGCGGTGATGTCCACCGAGACGGCGCCACTACCGAATACCTGAACTTCCAGGACTCCGGACAGTTCCGAAACGCCTTCGCCTAAGTCGGCGTCCACCTTCACACTGACGATTGCGCTTCCCAGCGGACCTACCGCTTTTGCAACGGCGCTCATGCCATCGGCGGCGGGTTCGACGCTCAATACTTCGGAATTGCTGGACGCCCATTCCGGCTTGCCGTCGATCGCGGCCGGGTTTCCTTTTTTGTCCACGGGTTGGATGGACAGGGTTACTTGCTGCGTGTCTTTGAGTTCGAGCATTTGGACTCCTATCGTAATTTGGCCTTCCACGTCGGCAGTGAAAACAATCTTCACGGCTGGGCCTGGTTCGATTAAGTCTAGCAAGCGTTCCAGCATTGCACCATCCTTTTGCAGGGTCGCTTTGATGTCGGCGAGACTGGTCACCATAGATTTAATTGCTTGCCAGATTCGAATCAGAAGCGTGATCATATTCGTGATAAAGTATACCCCATGAAGAACTGGAAAACGTTCCTTGGCGGGCTTTTCGTAGCAATCGGGGTGATGTATGGCCCAATTTCAGAGAAGCGGTTTCCTACCGTTTCTGAGATTACTATCGCATCGGGAGCACTGGGCCTGGGATCATCCAGCAAAGATAAAGACGTAACGGGGGCCGGTAGTATGGCTCGGCGGGTCGGAGACGGGAACTAAGGGCGATGTACCAGCTACAGCGGGGCGTGGGGGACATTGAAAACCCGTTAGATCCGATCATTCAAAAAGCAAAAGAGAACACCCAATTTGTCGTTTTGGTCGGGCTTGCGATTTTGCTCGGTGTCGGGACTCTCTTTCGCCGGTCGGGACGCCGGTAGCCTATGCCTGCTGCGGTCAACTTTGAAACGATTCTCGCGGCGGTCGTTGAGGCAATCGCCTACACTGCGAACTATCAGGACGTGATCTACACGACTGACGATATCAAAGAGTTCGCCGGCAAGTTGCTTACCACGGTGAAACATGGGAAGGGCAGCAGCGAGAATCCCACTCTGACGTTCCTTGCTACTCCGGACTTTCGGGAGCGTTTGAAAGTCGAGCTCCAGGCGCGGCACGTCAAAGTTTGATATGCTTTCGGCCATGACTCCCAGCGCAGATCAGACTACGATTGAAGCGGCACGGCGGAACACGCTGGCCAGTTCCACGGCGATGGTGGATCACTTGAACGAGCAGCGGGCAAGCCTGTACCTCTCCCGCTTTGCGAGTTGGGCCGAAATAGTGAACGCGGGCAAGATCAGCAACGCGAATCCTCCTCAACCTCCCACCGGGTACGAACTCTTCACGGATGACAACGGCTTCGCGTGGCCTGTGCCTGGGACTAAATCTGTGGCGACAATGCCGGCGATTCCTGCGGACCATTCTAAGACGCAAGCGCAACTGGACGCCGAAATGGGGCCGAATCACATCTCTATCGGCAAACACTTGGACGGATCGTACTGGGCGGCTGGACAGGATGACACTTGCCCTGCTGGATTCAAGACGCCTCCCCTTCCCGCTGGCCCTGATTGGCCGGAAAATGCCGTCTTTCAAAAGATCGGCTTTTTCATGGGCAAGGGCTGGTGGTTGAAGGTCAACTGATCCTTTGGGGCGCGGGGTACGGTACACCACTCCGCTTAATACCGATTTACAAATTGCCCCTTCACTTCCAAATCAGAACGTGATATTCTTCGCATCGAAACACACTCCTTGACTCGGGCCGCGAAAATGTTCTGTTAACCTCCGAGACAGGGCAAGAAGCGCTTTGCGGCCCGCTTTTTCCGCCCTGTAGTTTGAAGTACACTGGTTCCCATGCGAACCACTCTCCTAGCGCTCTTTCTCACCGTTTCCTGCTTTGGACAAGGGTATGCCCCTCCGGATCGTTCCTACACTGCCACGCCGGCCTTTAGCGCGACGGGAGCGGGAACAGCAATCGACAATCGAAGCACGCAGACAGGCGGCAATCCTGCGGTCTACTGGGCTCTCACCTACTGGGGGAAGTCCAGCACAATATCAATCAAGTTAGAGGGCGCTCCGGACGTTGCAGGCGTTCCAGGGTCGTACACTGCCTTGAGTGTGGCGCAAGGCTCCTCGAATCCTTCTACGGTCGCCAATGGCGGGCAAATCTACCTGTGCTGTGACTACTACCCTTGGATTCGGGTCAACGTTACGACTCTCACTGGAACGGGCGCCGCAGTGAACGTGCGGGTCTATGGATGGCGAGCTAGCGCGGTATCGCCTGGTGGAAGCTCGGGGCCGTCTGCGAATGTGAATGTGGCGCAATGGGGCGGAACGGCGACAAGCCTTGGACAGAAAGCAATGGCGGCAAGCGTGCCGATAGTCGTTGCTTCAGACCAATCGAACCTTCCCGTGTCGCAAGGCACCGCGTCTGCGCTCAATGCTCAAGTCTTCGGAGCGGCGGCGATCGGGGCAACTCCCTCCGGCAATCCAGTTCCTTCCGCGCTTCGAGATTCTTCGGGTATCATCATCCCGGAATACTGCACCACGAAAGCGGCGATTGGAAGTCTCACCTCGGGAAGTAATCAACTCGTGGCTGTCTCGGGATCTACGACTATTCGCGTGTGTGAGTTCTTCTGGAGCGGCGACACGTTGAGCACGTTCAAACTCGTGACTGGAACGGGATCGAGTTGTACTAGCCCAGCAGACGAAACGGGCGCGTTCTCTGGGGCTGGCTCCGGCCTCTTCGGGGTGGACATTGCCCCTCCAAATCCCCTTGTCACAACTGCGGCAAAGACGCTCTGCGTAGTAGTCTCAGCTAGCAGCACGGGCGGGGGATATATTCTCTACACGCAGAGGTAGGGACCAACGCAAGATCGGTCCCGGCCCTTATAACTTAACCGAGGTGTTTTTGTTAAGTTATGGATTACTGGATCGAAATCGTGTCCACGTTCGATCTGGCAACCTTGCGAGCCAAGCTGATTTTGATTCGGGCGGCGGCGTCTGGTTGGAATGCCCTTCCAAGGTTGAACAGGTTCGCCCGCTTCATCAGTTCATCGTGGTTTGACGGCAACGGCAAAGGCGCGTGGATCTTTGGAAGCACCGTCTTTACTAGTTTATCCAGGAGTGAAAGCGCGGCGGGCGGCTTGGCGGTGACACCTTGGCAGTACCAGCAGTCAAAACAGTTTTCATATCCGTAATACGGATCGTTCCAAGTTCCATTCCATCCCCCTTGCGTGACGTGGCATCCCATGCACTCGCCCTGGAACGCTCCGCAGTTGTTCAAACAGGTTTGCGCCATCGCGGAAGATGCGGCGGCACAGAGAAGCAGTACGGCTATCTTGAAGTTCATCGTTTTGGTTCGCTCCTTATCTGAGAATTGGGACGGCCTTTAAAAGTTCTGCCAACACCCAGCACGCTAATCCGAAACAGATCAGGCGCGAACGCCACGGCGCGGGGTCGGGCTGCTGATAGAATCCCGCGATGCAGAACAGCACGAAGGCGAATACGAGTAGGATCGTTGAAAGCATTTTTTCTTTGTTCCCCTCTCCGGTTGATACTATCACGTGCGGGCGTATACTGTTTTACATGAAATGGCTCAAAGCATCCTGGTACATCGTGATCACGGCGGCGGCGCTCTGGGGGTCGGGGATCATCCCCGCAGTAATTCCCGCTGCCGTCCCATCGGCTTTCAAGGTAGGCAACGGCACTAAGTTTGCCATCTCGGGCGTGAACTCTGGAACGTCGGGAAATTTGCTTTGTAATGACGCGACAGGGACAGGAAACATTACGGACGCGGCCTGCGGCGGGGCGGCGGCGGCGGTTCCTTTTAGCGGAGTCACAGCGGGGACAAACGGCAACGCTTTAGTAGAGGGAACGGGCGGGTCCATCTCAAGTAGCGGGACTGGCATAATCGAGTCCAACAAGATCCGGAACTACACGGTCTCCACTTTGCCATCTGGCGCTACTGGAAAACTGGCCTATGTGACAGACGGCGCAAGTTCATCGGATTGCACAACGGGCAGCGGCTCCACAAAAGTGCTTTGCGTGTACAATGGCTCGGCTTACGTAGCGATCGTCAACTCTGGGTTCGCCAATACGACTACGATTGGGGCCTACGCATCGCTGCCGGCCTCGGGAACTACGGCAGGGGATCAGTACATCACAAATGACAGCAGTTATCGCTTCACGTGGACGGGCGCGGCCTGGTCTGCATCGTACTTGGCCACGCCTGTAACGATTCCTCCAGCGGTTAGCGCTTTGACTTGGGTAAATCAGGGCGGCGCAACTACAGATGAAACGCTGGGCGGGATCTATCTGGAAGTGCCGGCGAACGGCAGTCCTTCCTTGCGGTCGCTGGTCAAGACTCTTCCGGCCTGCCCTGGGGGTTCGACTTTCACGGTTGGGTTACAAAATTTCATGCAGGGCGCCAATTTCGTGCATAACGGAATCTTCATTCGGGACAGTGCGACGGCCAAGACCATCATTTTCGGGCCTGGGTACAATGGCGGATATCAGGTGGCTGTGGACTATTACACGAACAACACTACCTTTTCATCGGCGCCGAAAGAGCAGAATTTTCAGACGCTTCCGCTGTGGTATCGAGTCGTGGACGATTGCACTAATTTTTCGTTCGAGTATTCCTTCGACGGGCAACACTTCCTGGTGTTCTACTCTGCGGGTCGGACGGTGCATACGGCTGCACCGAATCAGGCCGGTATCGGCGGCGACTCCGAAAATAACTTCATCACGGCTCTGAGGGTGTTTCACTGGGCCGGGATTTAGGCTTTTGGCGGCTTCCTGGCGTTTGGGTGGTAGTAGACAACCCCTAAGGGGTCTCCGATTGATTCTGGCCCGGTTTCCGCTTCAGCGTGGGGATTTTAAGCATTATCTCCTCGAAGCGTTCGAGAAACGCCCTTTCTGCCATCTTGGGAGTCCACGGGATAATGAACTCATCCAGCGGTGCTACACTATCGCGCCACGGCTGGGGCAGGCGGGCCATCAGGTCGCGGCGCTCGGTGTGTAACAGAATATTGTCTGCCGTTTTTACGCTGGGGTCCATTGAGGGGTCCATCCTGAAGCGCTCGCAAATACACTCCATCAATCTGTCTTCGATTTGGCGGTAGAGTTCGCCAAATCCTGGAAAGCGCTTGACGGGCCGCGCCACGTCACAGATGTACGCTTCGCTCGCATCGTGCATCAGGCCCCATAGCGCATGTTCTTCCGGTACGATCCGGCTAACCCTGACGGAGTGCTCGGCCACGGAATAGAACTCCCTCACGTGTCCTGTGTATCGGCAGATATTCGAAAGGGCGTGCGCTATGTCTTTAATGTGAACATCTTCCGGCCTGGGGTCCAGCGGCCAGAACTGCCGGCCCGTGTAGGTCTGAATCCAATCTCCCGTACGGCGAGTATCGCCATTTCCAGCGGCAGGAGACTCCATGCCCGAAGAGACAGGCGCTTGCCGTTCCAGGGCTTCAGCGATTCGCGTCAAAGGCCCTCCACGGTTTGAATCTGCGGGGCCGTCTGAGATCAGGGCCATTGTGTCACACAGTTCTTCGATCTCACCGGCAATCTTCCGCAGGCTTTCCGCTTGTGAGATCCATGCCAGTGCTGCGGCCTTGTGAAGTAGGGGCTCTGCGCCTCGGAGGTGCTGCGGGGCATCGTCTACCGCGTAAATTATCAATCGTTCCAAACGTTCAAGCTCGGCGGGGATATCTACAGGGCGATCCTCAATTGGGATAAAGGGTTCTTCGGGCGCGTAGTGTTTCTCCGGCTGCTCGCTGGATGGTTCGCCGGTCGCGGCTGGAAACACATCGTTGGGCGACGGCTTAACTTTGGGGTGGGGCGGTCCTGGGCTGAAATCGTGTATTCCGTTTGGCGATGGCTGGCAGTACATGCCCATGTGAGCTTCGTACGCATGGCCTGGGGTACACCCGCAATATCGGCAAATATTCTCAGGCTTGTATTCTAATACGTCTTCCCTTGGTCCTCGGTACCTCGGCTCGCCGCTCGGCGGAATTACGCCCTCGGTCCACTCTGAAGGGATCGCGGCGCCCTCGCGGGGTTTCTCTTCGACTGCATGTACTGGGTGTTGTGCGATGCAATGGCACAGAACGCAGGTGTCTTGCCCTGGGTGTTCACATGATCTCGATGAAGTCTGGAATTCATGCGGCCGTAACGCTACTTCTGGCGCGGGGCCGCATTCGCCTTGGTGGGCATTGGGAAGGGCGCACCTGGCGTTTCCTTGCTTGTCCAGCGGCTTGAGGCAGGCAGGGTGCAGGCGGCTTGATCGGATGGATTTTGGGTTAATCCAACCGTATCCCGTCCAATGCTCGCAAGGCCCTTGCTTGCAAAATGGGCATGGACCTTTAGCGGTACTCCAGGGACGCCCGATTGCCGATAGCGCGGCGGCTACATCTCGATCCCCTTGTTCTCGATGCCCATTGATCCGACATGGGACACGGCAACTGGGATAGTCTTCGTATCCGGTTGCCCCGCAGAACTCGCACCCGGATTCCATCACTTGACACGCTCCAGTTTCTTGCCGGGAGAGTCGGGCAAGCGGTCGGGTTGGCCGGCTGGGGGCGGCGGAAGGTGGGGCGGTAGAATCCAGGAGATTTCAGGTGGATTGATCAGATGAAACAGTCTGGTGATAGCTTCTGACGCCATTCGCTGCGCTGTCTCGATCTTTTTCGTGGGCTTCGTGATCAGGTTCGAGCCTCGCGCGCCCTCCTGCACCACGCAGGCGTATAAGCGCTGGGTGTCCTGATCGTGCGTAATTTCGATTGTAATTTTCATTTGGTCCTGAGTTCTTCCACGTATTTACACTTCGGATTCTGACACGCTCTTGCAGTTGCGAGGCTCCCTGGTCGAAGTGGAGGTAGGGAGTTTTGATTACACTGAGGGCAACGATTCACGGCTTAAAAGTCCTCCGGTATTAAACCTGCTAAGTTCCACACAAATATATGGCCTTCGATGATTTCATGGTCTGGATCGTCCTGCCGTGTGACGTTGCTTATTGTGGCAACGTATTCATATTCCTCCGGCAGTGACGCTGTAGGGTCGGAAACTTCAATACACGGCCCATTGGCTGAAAAGTATATTTCGAAGTCGTACTTCTTGCAGCATTTGGTTAGAAGTCGGGTCACCTCTGCACAAAACTGGCCTAATTGTTTTTCTCTCTTTGGTGGTAGCAGGCCCTTAGGCTCTGGCCCTGGCTTCCTCATGCGCCCATCCTCACCTTCAAGAGTCGTTCCTTTCTGGCCTGCTCGGGAACGGTCGCCCAATATCGCTTGGCTCCGGCGCTCTTTCTCTGCTTCCGCTGCTCGGGATCAACTCTCACGTATCGCGGTATCGCGGCCTTCGCACAACCCATGCAGCGCTTGGCTCGCGGGCCTCTATAGTGCGGCTGGCGGCAATCCAGACATAGGCCGTCGCCATCCAGTTGCAGGGGTGGCATCTCGCAGGAATGCGGGGCTCGTATGTGATCTCGCACCGTGGCGGCACTCCGGCCGGCGATCATCCCGATACGCTCGTAGGAGAGTTGCAGGCGGCGCAGTTCTCGATAAGCACAGCATTTGGCCTGCATGATGCGCGGGGCTCTGCTATCGCTGATCAGTTCGCCGTACGTGACGTTGTGACGCAGGGCGGCGGCTTTCAAGAGCGGGATGAAGCGCGGCGGGATCATTCGAGGGTACCCAACTCCCGATGTCCGCAGTTCGGGCAATGGTAGCCTGCTGACGATTTGATTTCTTCACACCCGCATTTGCAATCGGTGGACTGTGACGCTGGCCTCGACTCTACTTCGCGAGCGGCCATGTATCGCGCTAGTGCGATTTGGCATTTAGCGCGGTAAGCGGTGAGTGCTTCCCTCGCAACTGGGTGCGTGAATGTGGCCGATACTTCATCTGTATCGGGAATGGCGTAATGGAGCACCTCACGCCAGCGCTCTACCCTTTCGTCGCTCACTTGCCACGCTCCCAAACTTCAAGCAAGCCTTGTTTTTGAGCGGCAATGATAGCCGTTGAAATCATGTCCTGCTTTGCCTGATCGTTCCATTGTTCGCCTACGGCTTTCAATCCGTCGATCACAAATTGGGTGATCTCAACGAAAGCTACATTCATTGGAATGCGGGCGGCGACTGGAGGGCGTCGGGAACTGGCGGCGGCTATCGCGGGGAGCGTTGCAGGCCCGGTAGTCCCGTTTCCGCGGCGGTCAAACTCGAAGGGCGTCTGCTCGGGAGCGATCGGCTTCCGGCGCGGGGATGCCGGCACGGCGCGGATTCTCTCGGGTCTTGCAGGCGGGGCGGGCGCGATGATACCGGCTTCTTCGTTTTGTTCTTCTACGGCTCGCTGTTGTTCGGTCTGAGGTGCGAGCCAAATATCCCACGTCACGATTCCTTGCTCGTCTACTCGCTTGCAGATTCCGAACTGTTCACCTGGCTTTAAATCGAGGGCGTTTAGTTTGCAGGCAGTCTTGTAGGAAACTACCAGCAATTCTCCTTGTGACGTCGGGTATGTGACTTCATTCGAGCCTGTATCGTACTCTCCGGTCGGATCAGAGAGAGAAAGCATGTGTGGGACGTTGGGGCGGAAACGGATACTAAGTCGCATTGGGATCTCCTGCTACCTTCGGGTCGTATTGCGGATTGGCCTTTTGCAGCGCTCTAACCAGATCCCCCCAATCAATCGCCCATCCGTCTTGAAAGGCGTGAAACGCTTGGTGACACGCTTTATAGAGATCAAGCGCGGCTTCCGAAAGCCTGGTCACAGTTAAACCCCCTGATGGGGCGTGTCCTGCAAACTCTGCGGCGACGGTCGGAAGTAGCTCGCGCATCGCGTCCCGGCAAGCGATTGCCGCTGTCTCAAAACGTAAACCGGCGAGCGAAAGGGACATCGCCATTTCCTGCGATTCCTGGGGTTCAAGAAGGCGCGGGTACATTTGCTCGGCTACCGATAGCGCGGTGGCCTTGCCGATCTCACTGCTGCCGATGGCGCGGAACAGTAGTTCTTCGATTTTGCTAGCGTTGGGCATCTTCCCCCCTTGCTTTCGCTAGTGCGGCGGGCTCGCCTACGCTCAGACAGTCAAGGCAGGTGACTGCTGCGGCCTTGTGCGTGACGTAAATGCACCTCGCCCGCTTTCCGCACATCGTCCAAGCCGTGTAGACACTGGCTCGCCCTTTTGGTGAGCAACGGTGAATTTTGGGAGTCGTCACGCGGCACGCTCCTTTCGCTCCGGCGTCTCGCGGCCGGCATCTTTGCGTTTAAGGTCGGGATTGCAAAGGCGACACTCTTTCACGTGGGCCTTCATCAAGTCCAGCACTTCCTGTACGGTGTGCGCTTGCTCTACTAAGTGTCGCCAGTCAAGGCATACTGGATCTTCCGGGGAGTTGCAACCGCAGTCTGATCCGATATACAGCTTGTGTTCCGGTATCCAGATAGTCTCTGAGCATGGCTCGCCGCATACTTCGCAGGGCTCGGCGTGGGTAAAGAACGGCTCCCGGTCGCGATTCGAGAACAGCGGGGATTCGTTGAATCGGTCCATTTACAATCCCCTTCCGATTGGTTCTTTTCTCCATTGGGAGTACCACAGGACCATTTCAACTGTGAGAAACACGAATGCGACTACAGCGAAGGCCGTCCAGTGATACCAGCGGCGTTGTAGGGCGTAAATGAAGAAATCGGCGCTATACCAGATTTCAAAGAGTAGAAACACTAGCGCTGTCAAGCCTTTCACGCGGCACGCTCCTTGCTTTGCGAAGTAGCGGCATCAGCGGCTTCCGATTGTATTCCACGCTTCAACTTCCCGGCTTGCAGGAGTTCGTATGTCGAATTCAAGCGGGCAATCAGGGCGGGGATATCGAGCCCGTGCTTTTCAGCGTACGCGCGGGGCGCTGCATCGAACTCGCGGTGTTCCTTGCGAGTTAGCGGAATTACAGATAGATCAGATGACTTCTGGCCGATTCCATGGGCTCCAGTGTGGCACGCTTCACACCCGTAGCGGCCTGACACTGCGGAGGGCAGGGAGCGTACGAACTTCAGGTAATCGGGATTACGTACCGGCTTTTGCGGCCGGCCTGGGGTGAATGTGGACGCGATGCCGTAGGGGGTGCGGATCATTGCGGGCACCTCCGATTGAAGCAGCGGTCACAGATGGAGAATAACTGCCCACCGAATTTGATCTTGTTGAACAAACTCGTTGGTGTATCGCACTCCTGGCAGAGTAGCGGCGGGGTGGATCGGTAGATGCCGAAAGCGGCGAGGGCGATAAAGAGACGGCGTTTCATGCGTTACCTCTTCTCCCATTGCCATGTGTCTAGCGGCAACGCAACGCGGCGGGTGTTCATTGCAGAGATCGCAGCGGATTCGCTCGCATACAATGCCACTACATGACCATTGCGCAGTAACTTGAACTGAAATCCTGGCGCGTAGTCGCTGCCGATGGCATCCAGTACAGTCTTTCCGTTTTTCGGTTCCCACCGGGTAGAACGGGGTGAAATTGTCTCTACGCGTTTGGCGCAGACGCACAAACGCTTGCCGGGTTTACTATCGCAATTAGGGCAGCTCATCTGCATGTCTTGAAGATTAGCAAGTACGTATCGGTTCTGTCAATACGTACTTGCAATAAACTACGCAAGCATCGTACCATACCGTTAGAGAGCGTATGGATACTGCAACTCAGATGCGGCGGAACGGCGGGATTGCCCGCGCTAAGAAACTGACGAAGGCGGAGAAACAGGAGATTGGACAGATGGGCGGCAAGGCGCGGGCCGCTAATATGACGCCGGCGCAACGCTCTCGGGCGGCTCGCAAGGCAGTTAAAGCACGCTGGGCGAAACGCGGTCAAAGTCCCTCCAGTAAGCCGCGCTCTTGATCTTTCGCAATTATTATTTGTTCCTTGCGGCGCTGGCTCATGCGCTGGCGTAGTTCGCGCGTTACGCGCTGGTGGCATGGGATGCACAGTGTACGAAAGCCTTCCGGCCCGCACTCTCCCCCTCCTTCGACTACAGGCGTGATGTGATCGGCATCCCAGAAATCGCTACAAGCGCGGCCATGTGGTATCCCGTGCGCCTTTAAGAATTCTTCGCGCGGCTCGGGCGGGTGCTTCGGAAGTTCGGAGTATTGGCGCTCCAGTTCGTGCGTGTCGATCCCGCACAGCGCACAGATACCCTTATCCCGGCGATTCAGGACGTATCGCAGGTGAGACGGGCTGGTTTTGCATTGCCACTCTTCAGAACACTTCGGTGAACAGTTGAACGGCCTGCCTTTCGGGAGCGGGCCTCCGCAGTTGTAGCAGATCTTCTCGCCGTTCGGTCCTAATGGGCGCTTACGGCTGTGGACTCCGGCTGTGCGGCGTCTGGTGCTCACAAGACATTTATTCGCGCGGTTCGGATTCGGTCTAAAGCGGCGCGTACCACGTCATCATCGAAATGGCTTGTACACGGGCAATTCCATTCCTGATGCAGACAAGACCCAAGTTTTTCTGCGCACTCGTTTACCTCGCGGAGAAACTGTAGCGCTCGGATTTGATTCTCATTTCCGAAGATCAACTTACCTGTGAGCGCTAGACGCGCTTTGCGGATCGTCACACGGCCTCTTGCAGCGCGGCGGCATACCTGCCCTTCGGGATCGGCTTCCCACAGTTGTAGCAGATCTTCTCGCCGTTCGGTCCTAGTGGGCGCTTGCGGCTGTGGACTCCCGCTGTGCGGCGTCTGGTGCTCAATCTTTCCCTTTAATCCACACTTCACGCCACCACGAAAGCGGCGGATTGAAATTGAATTTATTTGCAAGGCGCTTGCGGTCGGCCAACTTGGGTACGATGCGCTCGCCGGTCTTAGCATCGTGCGTCCCGAAGCAGATACCCCAAAACTTCACGCTCATCAAATCACGCTGGCGGGCGGTCACACGGCCTCTTGCAGCGCGGCGGCATACCGGCCTGATAATCTTTCGCACGTTTCACATTCGAACCATGCGGTGACATCGGTACTCTGGTGAACTTCCAAGAGATGTTCCCGGAGGTCTGACAGCACGGCGGCGGGCGACTCGGGATCTAGCGGCTTGGATTCTTTAACGCGGCGTTCTCGGGACTCGTAGCAGGTCCAACTACAGTACCCGGCTGGTGGCACGATAGCGGTTCTCTTGCCCACCTGAGCGGCGAATGATTTACACCCTCGGCACTTAAAGACGCTCATTTCAGTTTCTTCCGTTTGGCGAGTTCTGAGATTTGTTCGCCCAGCGTGTATTGCGGTTCCAGGAAACTTACATCGCGGGCGGGAGGGTCGGGGATTGAAGCGGGCGAGTCTAATAGGCCCAGCGCGGCGCGGCCGTTCCAATCGGTAACGAAGTCTGGATGTTTGAAGCGGATTTTTTCAGCGGCGGGACAGTTGCACCATGAGGCTTGTTTGCGGGCATTGACTTCGATTCCGTTGTTCTGGCACTGCGGGCAAATGGGATCGGATTCGGGCGGCTGTTGTAATTTCCGTTCGAGTTCTTCGAGTTCAAAGATACTCGGCACGAAGTTGCGGCGGCGAATGAATGCGGCAAGTACTTCCACGCGGAACGATTCGAGAGAGCGCATTTACCGGCGTCCCCCTTTTTGCTTCGCCTGGTTCCTGGCGGTCTGATCGAGTTCAACGGCTCGGCTGGCTGATTTTGAATTTGGCGATCCATCCCAGTATTTTCCGGCTGCTGCAATTTCTTCGGTCAGTCTAACAAAATTTCCCGTGGTGTGGTTAAACACCTCCGCGGCCACGTAGTTTCCAAAACTCTCAGGCGATATCGGGTCACTGATCACGCGGCGGAATGCGCTCCGGCGCCACGTTCCGGCCCGCTTCAATACCTGCGCCAGTTCATACCCGCTCTGTTTGGCAAGATGGAGCAGCGCTTTCGCGATTCCTTGCACAGCGGCTTCGTTACGCGGCGGAAAGTCTTTCAGGTTTAGGCCGGCGATTCGCTCGGCAATTTCGTATGCTTCGGTCGCGTTCACCTGTGGACTCCCTTCGCGTGTCGCTCAATTTCTGCAATCGACTCCGCACGCTTGCGCTCTTGCCTGGTCAACCGGGATGTTGGCTTGCCCCCCTCGGTAGAGGGGGGTTGGGGGGTGTTAGTAGTTATGTTCCGTTCCGTTCCGTTCACCACGCGCGCGCGTGGGTGCGGCACACCCGCACCGTGATGCGGTTTAATCGCACCGTTGTGCGAGATTCCCGCAGTGTCATGCGGTTTAGGTAACTCATTGAATTGTGAACGGGTTAACTCCTGTAGCCATCCTAGGGAAGTGAGGCGGGAAATTGCAATCCCGCAGAGGGGTGCGGGAATCCGGCAGTGTCGTGCGATTGAGTCGGTTGTGTGGGGTGACCCATCCTCGCGGAGCAGTACGCCCCTGAGTGCGGGATTCTCGCACCTCGATGCGATCATCACGCACCCTATCCAAATTCCGAAGTGCGCGGCGCCCTCTGGATGATCTACCAGTTCGATATATCCATCCGAGTCCATGCGGTTCGAAACAGGTACCCAATCAAGAAATTTCAACTCTCGCGTGCGGTTGTTCTCGAACTTTTGCGCCCAGTTGCGGATACTGTAGTAGCACACCTCTTTATCATTCGGCATTGGCGCGGCTCTCCTGTGAGCGTACAAGCGCTGCGAATTCTTCTCTGACGATCTCCCGCGCTTTGGCTTCTACGCGGAGCATGAGTTTATCGAAAGGCAGTGCTCCGTTTTTCCAAAACGCTTTCCGATGATTGGCAGTACAGAATTTTGCACCGGAGTCCTGCGGCCGGCGCGGGGTGAAGATGGCCCGGCAATATTTGCAACGGCGGGCCTTCAAGGCGGGCAAGGCTGATTTTGGCATAGTATAGCGAGGGTGACCCTTTCAGGCATCCACGCGTGGCGCTTCAGGCATCCACGCGTGGATTAGAGTATCACCGAGTGCCAGAAAACACAATAGGGGCGATTTTAGACTTTTACGAGTGAAGAAACGGGCGCTTCCGGCGCGGGTTGGGTTTCCGTCAAAACATCGCGAATTTTTTGCATGGCGGAAAGTACGGCCTCGGGTTCCATCTTCATCGCGTCTACGATCTTTCGGAGGTTGTCATCCGAAATGTACGGGCGCTGGATCGGCGTCAAGATCTCGGCGCGAAATTGCATTAAGAGTGTTTGCGCGTTGGGATCTTCAACCGTGAACGCCTGCCCGATTAAAAACGCCTGATACACTTTCGAGCCTTGTTCAATGACGGTCGCAAATGGCGTGTGTGCTTTCCAGATATGCCGGCCCATCGCTTCGGCAACTCTCATTGCCCGATCCTCCGGCTTGGCTCCGATGATCGGAACGGCAAGCGGAACGTTTTCGATTCGATGCCCGCACGGTGTACCGTCTGCTTTTCGCAGGCGGCACACGTTGGCGTAGGTTTGTGGTTTGCCGTTCGGCGTCATGAAATCACCTCGGCAGTGGCTTCAACGGGTTCCGAATCGGCGGCGGGTTTACCGTACTCCATGAACTCGTGGATAAACTCCGGCATACGCTGCTGGAGTCCTCCCAGTTGATTCCAGATGGGCCTTCCTTGCAGGAGTTGCAAAAGCCCATGCTCTCCAAGGGCGCACGCGCTTTGGTAGGCGAGTTTTCCATCCTGCCCAAAGAATGTGCAAAGTCCGTACGCCATATCCTCACCGTCTCCCGGAGGGTCGCTACTGAGTGTTGATAGAAGCATCGCGTCTAAGTCGATCGGCGGCCCTCCATTGCTTTGCGGTCGGGCCGTGGGCGCGGCGATACCCGGCGCTCCGTTCTGGATATCGTGTGGCGCGGGCGCTCCGTTCTGTTGCTGTCGCATCGCCCATTGTTGTACGAGGGGGACTACGGCGGGGCCTGCCGCTGCAATTGCTGTTTCTGCAATCCCACTCCACCACGGGCCGCGGGCGCGGACTTCTGAGGCGGGGAAGAACTCTTTCAGGTCGGGTAGTAGGGCCTTCGCCTGGGTGACAAGTTCCTTCACGATATCAAGCCCGTTGGTTTTCGGCTGGCTCAATTGGGCAGTTCGCATCTCGGATAGTTCCTTGAAGAGTTGCGCGGTCTGCGCCTGGGCCGCGTTCAATTGAGTAGTGAACAGCGTTACCACGGTGGTGAGAACGGCGTTCTCTGTGGATGGGGCCGGAGTCGGCATGATATCCTTCATCACGCGAATCAACTCCAGGGGGTTCATCGGCACGGGCGTTGCTGCCATGGCTCTTTCAACTGCGGAATTCTGTACCTCGTTGAGAGCTCGAATGGTTTCGGCAAAGTCCTGGTGAGGCGCTGCGATCGGCACGGCTGGAACGGGCGGCGCGGCTTGGCTCGCGGTCAACAGCGGCTTCGCCCACGCCCAATCTTTATTTTTCGGCGCGTCCACCCATTCACCTAAAGGGATCTTGGGCGGGTAAGCCATATCCATGATGTCGAATTCAACCGAATCGAGTTCCTTGCCCTCGGCCTCGGCCGGCAATTTGTAATTCAGGTAGAGGCGATACTTCCCGCTGCCGTAGTCCACCTTGACGCGTTCTTCGTTCACGGGCTCGGCATATACGCCGATATACTTGTTATCGCTGGTGGCGAGTCGGTTGATGACGGGCTCCAAGCGGTATAATTTGATGGTGGCTCTGGTTCCCCAATCTGCCTTTGGAATATCGGCAAGGCGCTCAAAGAACGTAAGTACCTTGGGTTGGCCTCGGGGTGGCTTCTCGGGGCGCTTCTTTCCATTACTGGGCGGCGTTTTCACGGGTTCAGCTTCGACTGTGGCCATTGATTCGGCTCCTTTTTATGGCACTGTAGAGGCACTGCATTGCACTAGCGCGGCACCCCTCATGCACCGGCAATAGTATACATCTACTGTAGTTCCGGTCGCCTTGCGTTCAAATGCTCACTTGTTGTACGGTTGAATCCAATGGCTCCGGCTATCATGTCTCGGGAGTTCCTAGAACGGGCTTCCAGGGTCCGCGCTTCGAACGATCCGGATACTGCTACGGCGGAAACTGTAGCGTTGATGTGCGAGTACGCGAACCGGGCGGCGAGTGATCCTCTTATAGTCCAGTCCGCGAAACTCGCTTGTGATCGGTATCGGGGCGGGCCGATGTTCGAAGGGGAAGATGCTTCCCGCATGACGGCCTGCTCATGCTGGTGGTTTGCTCACCTGGCTATCGAGTTCGTTCACCACGATTCGATGATTCGCGCATTGTGGGGTGAAGCGGACCAACAGCAACTACTGATCTCGCCGGACGTCCTATTGAGGATGCAGCGGCCGGCTGGCGACTGCGCCATATTCACGATGCTGATTTGCGCGATGCTGCGAGCTCGCGGCGTGCGCTATGAAATCGTAACGGCCGCAGTCGATCCGTCGCAACCGGAGGTTTATTCCCATGTGTATGCGCGGGCGGTGATGCCCGATGGCACCCGGCTTCCTTTGGACGCTTCGCATGGGAAGTATCCCGGCTGGCAAGTTCCGGCAGAGCATCGCACACGTACTCAAGTCTGGGATGCAAGCGGGCATGCGATCGCGGACGCTCAACCCTGGAGCGGGCTCCATGGATACGTGGCGGGCAAGCGGCGGCGCGGGGTTGGGTACATCGATCCTGAAACAGGACAAGAGGCGACTTTCGGCGGCGGGTCCGATCCGAACGTGACTACGCTGCAGGATCCATTTGGGATCTACGGGCAAGGCGCTCCAACCTACTCCACTTCGACACCCAGCGGCGGCGGCTTCAACTATGGCCAGTTCTTCGCCGGGATCTCAAACAAGCTGGTGGATATCTTCGGGCGGAAAGTGGCGCCCACCACATACGTACGCGGGCCGAATGGCCAGTACATCGAAACTCCCGGCTCGGCGCCCTCGCTCACAACGGCCTTCAGCGCGGCAAGCGGCGGCGGCAATCTTCTCTTGTGGGGCGGTATCGGTTTGGGCGTGATTCTGGTAGCGAAGGCGTTCGGAGGTAAGAAATGAAAATCACGCTTACACAAGCCGAAGCCGACTGTCTGCTAAGGTGGCTTGGCGAAGCGCTCGCCTTGGAGGGTTGTCAAATCACCGGCCCCGAAACAGTGGACGCAGGATGCGCGGATCAGAAGCGGATTAAGTTAGCTACGGCAATAAGGGCAGAGATTCTTCGGTTCGAGAAGATTCGGTCAGATGTGCGGCATTCTGAGCGGTTTCACGCAAGTGAGGTCGGAGTCGGCTGATGTACATGCCCGTTGCTCAAACACCTCCGGACGCTGTGACGTGGGGCGGGTTCTATCCTCGCGGCATGGGGGATGCGGCGCAAACGGTAGGCGCGGTCTCCGGTTTGGGTACTCCGATTCTAACGGGAGCGCTCGCGTCTCACGCGGCAACTGTAGCGGCGGCGACTGGAGCACCGGCCTCAATCCTTGGGATGTCTGCAAGCCTGGCCGTTCCGATCATCGGCGCGGCGCTGGTCGGGGCCACAATAGCAATCACCTACCTGATTCGCAACTCGGGATGCGGGCAAACATGCGTGGTCACTTCCCAGTGGGCGAATCAAGCGGAGCAACTGCTAAAGCAGAATCTCGATGCTTACATGGCGCTTCCGACTCCGCGGCCTCGATCGGCTAACAATACGGCGCTCTCGAACTTCAATGTGATCTGGGCTCGGCTGGAGCAAATGTGTAGTGATCCTGCAACGGGGGACGCCGGCAAGCGCTGTATTTCGGATCGGGAGCGGGGCGCGTGTAAGTGGCGCGATGCCTCGGGGCAATGCTGGAATTGGTTCCTTGGCTACTACGATCCGATTGCAAACGATGCGAACGTAGTTGACGATTCGATTTCGGCGCAAGCCTCTGACGCGGTGAGTTCGGTTGTTTCCGCTGCGCAGAAATCTCCGACTATGGCGCTGCTCTTACTGGCGGGCGCTGGCCTGGTTATCTGGGGGCTCACGTGATCACAACTCGAAAGCGATTACGGCCTCGTTACGTCGGGCTTGGACTGCGCGGCCTCGGTCGGATTGGACTCGCCGGGTGCGAGCCTGAAAACTGCGGCGCGGCTTCCAGCGTTTCGGAACAGTGGGCGTGTGTCCAGCGGAACGAAGCGAAACAAGATCCCATTACGGGGCGCTACTGCACTCCGACAAGTACGGGTTGGATCGATACGGGGCATGGAGCGGATTATCTAGGAACAAGCGTGGTAGTTCCGGATTATGTTGCACGGCAACAAACCTACACGTCTCAGGCTCCCACGCAGGATCTTAACTTGGTGAATTATTCGCCGCGCGTGACGTTCACGAACTCACGCGGCGGAAACGTCCTGTATCCCGGCGACACTTGGGCAATTCAAATCACGGGCGGGCGTCCGAACTCAACGGTCTATGTGATGGGTGGAAAGAACGGCGGTTCCGATACCAATCGGATGGGCGTCTCGGATTCGAGCGGCAACTTTTCTCTGTCGGGGACAATCAACGCTGGTGATGTAGGCTCCTGGGGTGAGCAATGGTCTGTGGGCGGAATTTCTGCGGGCGGGTTTTCGTTTGTAGTCCAACCGGCTCCGGCGCAAACTACCACCCCTCCACCGGCGAATCAGACTACACCTCCGCCACAGTTACAGACTGATCCGCCGGCCGCGTTGTCGTTTGGCGGATTCGACCTCTCCGCGATTCCTTGGTGGGGTTGGCTCGCAGGCGGGGCCGGAGCAATCTTTCTCTTTGGGGGTGGCCGTGGCCGATAGCGGACTTCTGAAAGTCGGAATCTTTGCAGGGGTGGGATATCTCGCGTGGAAATACATCAGCGGGATGACACCGGCAACGGCGACTACGACGGGCACACAGGGGTCAACGACTACCGGGGGATCGACGCCGGGTGTCGCGTTCAACTCGCTCGATGCGATTTATCAGCGTTTGGCGGCGGCAGTCGGCAGCACGCCCTACACGGCAGATCAATTTAACTTCTACCTAGCGGGGCAACTTCCAGCGGGCAAAACTCCCCCCTCGCCCACGGACGTGTTCACGGCGGCGGGTTGGGATCGTTCCGTGCCTATGACGCTCGCGAACTACTGGGGCGCGATGGCTCCGTATCTGAAGTCGAATCTGGGCCTGTCGGGGCTCGGGTGCTACGGGGAACTGTATGGCGCGATGCGCGGCGGGCTTTATGGAATCCGGAGGCGCGGGTAAATGTATCGACCTGCAAAGCGCGTGAGGGGCCGCGGCCTGGGGGCCTGCTCGATCGTCAATCCGGCAACGGGCGAGACGATCAATATTCCGAACTGCGGCGAGTCGGTAACTGTGACGCCGGATGAAACGGTCTACACGGATTTGGCAACGGGCAAATCAGTTTACTCGGAGCGTACGGACTGGATCAAGATCGGCCTTGCGGCGGCGGCGGGCATCCTGCTCTTGAAGGTAATTTCGAATCGATGAAGTGTCCGGACTGCGGGACTCAAATGGAGCGAAAGGGCAATATCCGCGAAGGCAGCGATACCGGGCATGGGCGGGAAGATTTGTATCAGTGTCCGAAGTGCAAGAACGTAGAAATCAAATGAAGCGGCGTACCAAAGTCGCGGTGATGCCCAATCCGAAGGGGCGGGTTGATGTCCTGCTCTCCGGGATTGTGGAGCGGTCTGTAAAGCTGCTGGTGCAGCCTCGCTCACCTCAACTTTGGGACGTGTTAGAACCTTACGTAAAAGACGCGGCGGCAAAGCAGATTCGTAAGTTGGGCGTGTCGCGGCGCGCGCTCTCGCCGGAAGAATTGCAATTAGTCCAGCAACTCTTGTCGGTTCCAGTTCCTTCACGGAGGGCCGGTTAATGTACGGCCTGGGATACACGCCTAAACTCGGATCGGGCGGCAACGTGATCGACTGCGATGCGTGGTCTAACTTATTCGAGGGAATCTGCTGGCAACCCGGCTCTACACTCCCAGTTCGCCCGCGGGCGGTAGATCCATCAAATCCGGATGCGCCGGCTGGCGTCGATCCAATCTTGCCGAATGATCGTTCTGGCTTCCCAAGTGATATTCCGTGGTTGTGGATTGGCTTGGGAGTAGTGGGGTTGGTCGCGGTAATGATTTTCCCATCGAGCGGTCCACGGAGGTATGGACGGTGAGGCTCCTACGCTTGCTGCTGTTCTATCTCTGCCTGATTCTCTTGCTGGGAATGGTCGTCTTGAACTCCGGCGCTTGCTTTATTGGACTGACGGCGGCGGCGTTTGCATTGGCCGCGCTGGAATGGCTGGAGTCATCGAAGTATCGAGGGGTGCGCTGATGTACGTCTCGAACGGCAGTCCATCCGTGCCACCTCCCTGCGGCTTGTATGGAGTGAAGGGCCTGGGACTTTTTGAAAGCGGACTCGATTTCACGCAGTGGGGTTGGCCGGAAGGGTTGGCGGTTGGAATCGGCCTGTACGTTTTGATCTCGGTAACTTCGACTACGAAGCGGGCGGGGCGTGCGGTGAGTCGGAAAGTGCGGGCGGCGGCTCGGGCATGAAGCGGCAAGCGAATATCTTCGGGTTCGGTTCGAAGGCGGCGGCGCCCTCGCGAACTCGCAGGAGTTCGCTTACAATTTCCAGCGCTTCGAAGCAGGCGCGTGAAGCAGGGTATCGGGGTAAAGACTTCCGCGAATGGCTGGAATCCAAACGGCTCACGGATCGATCGCAAGGCGTGTTGGATCGTCTCGGGGATGCTTACCGGCTCGGGATGGATGACCGTGAAGCAACGGATAACATCAAGCAAGGCCTGAGGCGGGCAAAAGAAATCGCGAAAACAGAGCGGCTTGCAAAGAAGTCACTCAAACCTGACGCGGTACAAGGGATCTTCGGGGATCTCTTGCGGACCAACGGCGGCAAGATCACAGACAGGGGCAATCGGTATCGGGCGCACCGGAATATGCCGGAAGGTCCAAAACTCTGCGGGTACTGTGGCGCTCGGCGTGGGCGTCTCGATGTTGAACACATCAACGGGCGCGAAGTAGACGCGGCTCCCGAAAATCTGATGTACGCCTGCCGTTCCTGTAACGTCGTGAAGGCCAACGTGATGCGGAAAGCTCGCATGGGCACCAAAACGAATCAGTACAATCCGACTTCAGGCGGAGCAAAGACGCTCGCGCAGTGGCTCACGGCGGTATCGGTAGTTACCCCGCACAAAGACAGGGGACAGGGTTCCTTGTTCCCGCTTGCCGGTAACGAAATGAGCGTTCCTGAAGCGGTGGCAATGATTCGGGCGACTCCCCCGGCAAAGCGTTCGTCTTTCGCGCGGGAGATTGCATCGCGGAAGTCCCAGCGGCGCGGCAATCCTGCGAAGGTGGGTCAGAGGGTAACTCAGGGCACGCCTGGTTCAAGAATGGGCGAGTACTCCGGCAAAGTCGTTGAGGTCAATAAAGAGACTGGAGAGGCACGGGTAAAGTGGGACGCAGGATTTGAGACGTGGACCACGCTTGATGATTTACGGCCATCGAAGCGCAATCCAATTCCCGCTGCTGCCATCGGCGCAGTCAATGACTACCTGGGGTATGCCGCTACAGGAGCGGCGGTAGGGGCCGGAGCAAAGTACGGCAGTAAGTTAGTGAAGGCGGCAACGCGGGGCAATTCTCGGGCTCGCATTGCGATTGGCGATGTGACGTACGATCGCGGCTCGAATAAGACTAGCATTCATGTCACCACGCCGGAATTCACGGACTGGTATACGGTCTCCGGGTACGTGTCGAAGTGTGACGCGCTCAAAATGGTGCGGCCTGTGGTAGAGCGGAAATTGAAGGCGCTGCAATCCAATCCTCGGCCCGTGATCGGCGGCGCTCGCATTGGTCGTCAACGTCCCAACTACGATGAACAGGTGGATGCGATCACGGCGGCAATGTCTCGCACGAAGTCTCCGGCAAAGTTGCTCGCGTTGATCAAAAAACGGGACGCTATTACGCGGAAAGCAACGGCAGAGTTTCGGCGCAATCCTGCAAGCGCGGCGGCGCAAGCCTACGAAGACTTCCACGGCGCACCCCCTCAGGAGTTCGTGACCGTCAAGCGGCAAGTACACGTACACCGGCATTTGGCCGGCGCTGGGACTCTGCGGAAACTGGTAGTTAAAACAGTGGACGGGAAAGCTCGCGTGACGATCCGATTCTATTCCGGGTCGGATGTGAAGCAAAAGACGCTGCTCGCGTTCAACGAAAAGCGAAATCAGTTATTTGTTGAAGGCGGGGATCAGGCCGTTAACTTGAAAGACTTCGGAATCTCCAAGCCTCACGAACTGGAGACGCTAGGGAAGGTCGAAAAAATCGACTACTTCACCACCAAGACGCATCTTGGAAGTGAAGGCGGAACGGCGGTCTACACACATAAATTCCGCATGGTGAATCAGGACGGCCAGCACGTCACAGTGCGAGTCGCGCGGTATCCCGATCTGATCTACCGGGTACTGGATAAGCAGTTGGAATTCTCGGGCGGATCGTACGAAATTCTAGCAGAGGGGATCAATCAATAATGCCCTATCAGGTTGGAGTGTTTGGGCCATTTAAGAGTATCGCAGCGGCGCGGAAGAAAGCCAAAGCGATTGCCAACGCGTACGGTCGATCCGTTGATATTCACAAAGTCGGTGCGGCGGGCCACGTTCAAGGCGTAGCGGCCTCGGTCGTCCCATCGAAGCGTGGTAACCCCGCGAAGTCAGTCCGTCTCCGCAACTTCAGCGGCACAATACGAGTCAATCCGGACAAGACAGTAAGTGTTGTAGGCAAGGGCAAGCGCGGCGCAAAGAAGGGGAAACGGTAAGTGGCTCAACGTCCCATCTTCAGCCTTTGCCATACCACCCGGAGAATACCGGGATGGGAGAAAGCAGCGCGTGAATGGATCGAAGCGGCGGATAATCCGCAGGCCGTTGAATACATTCTGTGCGTGGATGGCGTGGACGCTGACAAGGTGACGATTGAAGGCGTCTGGAGGTTTAGGACGTTTCTAGTGTTCAACGAGGGGCGGCGCTGCGCAGTGGACGGCTGGAACGCGGCGGCGGCGGCAAGCACCGGACAATTCCTGATCACAGTTTCAGACGATCTGAAGCCTATTCCACACTGGGATACGCGGCTACTCGAAGTGCTCGGGGATCGCATTGACGAAGAGGCGGTAGTTTGGGTCAACTCCGGCGAACAGCGCGATCTAATGGCGTTCTCGATGCTCACGCGGAAGTACTACGAACGCTACGGCTATATTTTCTATCCCGAATACCTGGGGATGTTTGGGGATGACGATTTCACGGCGCAAGCGATCAAAGACGGCGTGATAATCGACTGCCGCAAGACGCTTCCTTTGTTCGAGCATCTTCACCCGGCGCACGGGACGGCCGCAATGGACGAAGTGTACGCTTGGCAGAATCGGCCTGAAGCGTATCAGGTCGGGCTGAAGATTTTCGAACAGCGGCACGGCTCGCACCCTTTTATCAAAGAGCCCATGGCGAACGGAGCGGGCCTCGCATCACCCAAGCGGCGCATTGCGGTCTGTCTCCCTGGTTCATCGTTCCCTAAAGATTTCGTGTGCGCGTGGGGTCAAACCCTCGGCTATCTGATCAAGCAAGGCTGGATCGTCACGCCGATTTTCGGGCATACCTCCCTGGTGTATGTCACGCGGCAATCGATGTCGGATGCGGCGCTCGGGCTCCCCGACTATCACCAGTATGTTCTGTGGATGGATAGCGATCAGATCGTTATGCCGGGTGTTGTGGCTCGCCTGGTGAACTTCCTCGACACGTTCCCAGCGGTGGATATGATTGCAGGCTGGACCTACATCCAGCACGAAGAAACGGGCATCACTACGATATCGGCCGGCAAGTACACGCCGGATAATACGGCGGTCGTCTCGATTCCACTTGCCGAAATGGATCGAATTGCGAAAGACGGTCACCCGATTGAAGTAGAGTGGACGGGCTTTCCAGTGGTGCTGATGCGCCACGAAACGATCAGGAAAGCGGCGGCGAGTGCCAAAGCTCGCACCGGCGTTGCAAATCCCTTTGCTCCGATTCCTTCCACCTCTCCGTGGGGATTCACGGGGGAAGATATTAGTTTTTGCGTGAACGTGAAGGACGCGGGCGGGAGAATCTACGTGGACTCCGGCGCCTACGTGCCTCACCTGAAGTTGCGGGCCGTGATGCCTCCACCGGCGAATGAGACGCCGATAGCTGCGCGGCAAGACGAGCCCGAAGTCGCAGAGGATTTAGGTAGTATCATCGGTCGGTTCTACGTTGGCCAATCAGAAAATAGGGTCAAGCGTGCGCTCCGTCGCGTGCGGGAGTATACCGGCGTGTAACAAGATTGTGAAGGTTCGTCTGTTGTCCCGGCCAGTTCAGCAGGCGTTGTAGCAAACTCGAAAGGCAAGGCTTCGAAGGGCCTGCCAACACTACAGGGGAGAAATTCCCGACTCGTGTTGACAGGCCCTTTTGCTTTTCGGGGGTCCGAATTTTAATCGGCCTGCGGGCCAGAGGAGAAAGAAAGAAATGAACACATCGAGATCAGCAGTTAAGTTTCTCGGCGTGGCGCTGGTAGCGCTGGCTCTGATCGCATTGCCCGCGCTGGCCGTCACGTCTCAATATTCCGGTAATTCGTCTCCAGAACTCCGGCAATCGTCTCACGGGGGCGCAATTCCGTTCCGCGAACCTGGCACGGGTGGTCTTATGGGGTGGGCACTGGGGCTTGCGTTCGTCGCAGGTACAGTCACCGTCACTTACAAATATCCTGTGTCGGGAACTACGCCACCTACTGCAATTGAGGCGTCCCAAGTTCCGACAGTTACCGGGATCGTGACGTTTGCGGAGTCGGATACCACCGGCCTGTTTACGCATAACTTCGGGTTGGCAACTGGAGCGGGCGCGGCGGGCCTTCAGCCTTCCTTGGCATCGTTCTTCCCGGAGGTGATCATCACGTCGATTCTGAACTCCGGAACTGTGGTGGCAAACATCCAGATCGATTATGCGAGTTCCACCGGGAATCAACTGGTGTTCGCAAAGGGATCGATTGCCGGAACGGGCGGCACGCTGCTGTTTACTGTTCGCAAGCCGCATAGCATCGGGCTCTAACGGAGGTTGAAGTATGGCCTTCACGGAGCGAGAAGTAATCATTGCAAATCCAGCGCGGCGAAAGGCGCGAAAGGGAAACATGACAGCCAAACAGATCAAGTTTTTCGGAACGAAACGCCAGAAAGCCGCGCTCAAGGCGAAGCGCAGCAGCGCGGGCAAGAAGGCCCATCGCAAGGCGGCGAGTCGTTCTAAATCGAATTCTGCGCATCGGAAACGCACACCGAAGCGCAGCAACCCCGGCGAGATCATCTCGTTGACTCTCGGGAATCCAGCGAAAAGGAGAAAGTCAGTGGCAAGTACGAAACGCAAAAAGAAAGCCACGGGGCGGCGACACGCGAGCGCTGGACCCCGCATGAAGAAACGGACCAATCCAGGGAGGCGCGGGCATCGTCGCCGGAGCAATCCGGCCGGCGTGGGCCTCAACGTCACAGACCTGGTTGCACTGGGCGGTGGCGCCGTAGTCGGCGGTACGCTTCCCACGGTCGCAACGCAAGCCATTCTAGGCGCCAAGAACTCGGGAGCGATCGGGTATCTGGCGAACCTGGCGGCAACGTTTGTTCTCGCCTGGGGCGTAAACCGCTTCAGCAAGGGCAAGACGGGGCACACGTTCTCGATGGGTATTATCGCGGGCGGCATCGGCTCGGTGATCAAGCGAGCAATCACGGACTACTCAATCCTGGGTAGCTTCGGGCAGCAGCTTGGCATGGGCGATTACATGGTGTCGAACTGGGTCACCCCGCAACGCATGGTGGACGGGCTCAATTCGGCCATGGTGGAAATCCCTGGCGGCGGCTGGGGCGCTCCGGCCATGATCGCGGCTCCGGCTGGCGCGGCGGGCGGTATGGGATGCTACGGCCCTCCGTTGTACGGGTAGGCAAAATACCGGCAATATTTTGCCGGTTTGTTGACAACATTCCGGGCGCGGATCTCGTAAGCCGCGCCCAACACTTCAACTCTGGCAAGCGGGCATCGCAAAGAAGGCGCAAGGCTCGCGGGGAAATTAACGACAATGGGAATGTACGACGGCTTTTATATCGCGGGTGACAAGAATCGGCCCGTCCCGACGATCAAGGTTGCAGGGCGCGACACGGGGGCGCTGGATGTCAACTCGCTTATCGCGAACATGGTGGACCGTACGCCGTGGGCGTGGTATGACACGCTGAAGCTGGCCCCTGGCGCGACTGTGGTAAGCAGCTACACGCTGTTCCAGCAGCAGAAGGGCACCCCGGATCAGTACAACGGGAATCAGACCAAGACCTTCGTTGAGACGAACATGCTCAACGGCGGATCGTTCAACCCTCCGTACGATCTGTTGTTGCAGCGCATCGGTGTGGAAGTGTTCGCGGACTCGACGCTTTACGATATCGAGCAGATTTTCAAGTTCTCGTACCTGGAACTCTCGATTCAGGAAAAGACGTTCTTCCGCGGACCGCTGCAATGGTGGCCCTCGGGCTCCGGCATCTCCGGCATGACCACGAAGCAGAATGAGTCTTCCTGGGTCAACGGCTCGCCCAATCCGTACGCCACCCGTTCCTTCGGCAATTTTTCCCGGTACATCGCTCCGCTGATGAACTTCGCGGTCACGATTTACTTCCCGGAGACGGTCGGAGCGGCGACAAACACGGCTGCCGGCGCGACTACGAACCTATCGGCCGCGCAGATTGCCAACGGCCAGACGGCGGCGGCGCTCCCGATCCTGAATACTCAGGGACAGGGCGGCTCGGGCGTCTGGATGAAGGTCTATCTCGATGGCCTGGTGGATCGTCCGGTTCAATAGGAATCGGCGCTTTCGCTCACAAGACAGGGCCGGGGTAACGAACTCCGGCCCTCTACTTGCAAATGTCTTTTACATGCCTCAACCTGATAACATTATGGCCATTTTCCTATCCGCGAATACAATCATGCTGCTCGGATTGGCCGTGGTTCTTGGTCGCTATTTGCAGCGTGTGGACTCCGCAGAAAGAGCGATTCAGACGATTCAGAACGGTAAAGTGGATGTTGCCATGGCGACACTCGCGACTCAAGTTTCCTTTCTTTCCGCTGCCGTTGCCGACATGCAAAAACAAATGCAGCGGATCTCAGATTATTTAATGATTCAACACCCAAAACAACAGCACTCGGAGAACGGAGACTAATGTACCTCCCTGGCTTTCCAACTCCGATACCTGGCGGCATGGGGCCGGATCAGGAGTACGCGGCGTCCAACCCTCCGCGCAATTCGATGGATGCGCCCTCGCCGCAAGAAATGGCCGATAACTACTCGTACCTGTCGAACTGGGGCGCGGCGGTCGCACGGGCGGAACTCGCGCCACGGCAAGCGGCGGAAGTGGCGCAAGGCGGACGGCCCGGTAACTTGCAGGCGTTTGGCGACTCGGCAAATGCAGCGCTTGGGATGGGGCCGGCCGATCTCTTGCAGGAGATTGCAGCGGCTCCGAAGATTGGCCACAAAGACGAGTATCAGACGAAAGCCTGCCCGCAGTCGGACTCGAATGCAAACGTCTGCCCTCCGGTCTCCAGCGCTCCAGGATGGGGCAATTCGGGCATCTCGTTTCCTGGTCCTAAAGTCTGCAATCCGGTACTTTCTTGGATTTCCAGCAACCCGTGGTTGTTTGTGGGCCTTGTGGTGGCAGGTGGGATTGCGTTAGATTCACTCATGAGCGACGGCAAGTAATGCCAGATACATTCTACGAACGCCACCACGATTACGTAATGGACGTGGGCAATTCCTTTGCGAACACGCCTTGGCAGCAACAAGCCACGCTGGGGACGCTGGTAGCAGGCCGGCAGTACCCCGGCATTCCGCTCACGCTGGAACTTGACGCTCCTTTCATTCTTCGGGGCATCGCAGCGCGTATGCAGTGGGATCTTGAGACGGGACAGAATGACCTGTCGCAACTCTACTTTCGGCTGAAGCGGGCGAACACGCGCTACACCTGCCCTGTGGATCAGTGGCTACCCTTCGAAGCATTTGCGCGGATCTACGGACAGGGCGGGAATCCGGGAATCATCTGGCCACACGAAGGCTATCCGCAAGGCGGCGTGATCGAAGTAGACCTTTGGAACAACGGGGCGGAAGATTTGGCGGGCGTGCAACTCGTTTTCCGCGGCGTCAAGCGCTGGGCGACGCCGCGGCCTTGCTTGTACCCTTCCAACATTTCGCGGGTGTTGAACTGGACGCGCTCTGTGAAGTGGGCTGGTATCGGCGTCTCCGGCCCTACGGCGCTTCAGCGAATCACGCTCAAGCCGATTACGGACGCCGATTTCGTCTTGCGCCATATGCAGGCGGGCTCGGTCTACAATCCGAACGCTCCGGACGCTTTCTTTCGGGCTCGCAACGTGTGGGCGCTGCTGCGAGACGATCAGGACAAGCCTTTCGCCAATGCGCCAGTGGACATCAACATTCTCTGCGGACAGGGGACCATGGCCACGGCAAGCGGCCTCGATAACTCCCAGCAGTTCGGCCCGTTCCATCCCGGTCTACTCTTTCCAGAGATCTACATTCAACGGAATCAGGCGTACTCGCTGGATGTGCTGCGGGATGACTCGGCGTATGTCGGACAGGCCGGATTGGGAGCGGTACGAATGGATTTCGCTTTAGGCGGAATCAAGGTGTTTGCGCAATGATCATCAAGGCTCCGTCGCTCTCTCCGCTCTACCTTCAGCAGTTTACCCGTGAACTCTGGAGCGAGTATGACGCCTATATCATGGCGCAACTCGAACCGGCAATTCGGGACGGGTGCTATGAGCCCAAAGTCTATAAGTCGCCGGATATCACGCAGGAGGTAATTGCCTCCGCAGGGTATGTTGCCCACGGCCTTTCCTTGACGCCTGGCGCTCTCCTACTCGGGTTCGTCTTTCCGCTGACCTCGCCCACGTCAGACGATTTCACGCAGGTGCAAATCCAGATTGAAGATGTGGGATTGCAGCATAAGCTATTCAGCGAACCGATACCCTGGTACTTCCTGTCAAACATGAAGCTCGGGATGCCGAATCTGATGTGTGTTCCCCATCCGATCGTGGTACCCGGCCGCTTGATGGTGGAATTCTGGAACGTCTCAGACGAAGAACTGCGGACGCAGCTTCAATACATCGTTCTGGAACCAAAGGCTGGGTTTGCAGCGGAGCAAGCGAACTGCGGGCGCGGGCTTTCCGGGTACGGCGACAATCCCAGCGCGGAACTTCAGGCAATCCGGCTCGCGGATCTCTGCCTGTCGCGTTGCGGCCGGCCGATTCCCCCTACGGGCCTCGCTTCAGTCGATCTCTATAAGGGCCTCTTCTATCAAACGGTAGTCGGGAATCAAGAGACACAGCAGCAGACCTTGGAGAACACGGGGGACACAACGTTTTTCCTTCGTGCAATCTCCGGCATCCCGGCGCCCTCGCTGGTGTATGTCCAGTTTCAAATGCCGAATGGTCGGACGTTGCAGCAGACCTTGCGGCCTTTCACACAGAACTGCGGCGTGGGCTCCAATCGGCAGTTGATCGATCCGGAAATACCCATCGAACCGGGCGAGAAAATCACCATTACCGGCGATACCTCGATCAACAACCCCGGCACAGACCAACCCTTCTCAGTTCTCCTTGAAGGGTCGGAGCGCTTCTATCTCAAGCCGAATCGAGCCTTTGAACGCCGGGTGTTTCAGTCGGAGCGGACGGCGACACTCCCGCGCATCTGGAACACGCGAAACCAGAATCCCATGGCCCCTCGGTGGATGACTCCCGATTTTCCAGGGGAAGGGGAGTCTTTTGTCTACACCACGTCTGAAGCAGTGTTTGCAGTCCCATCGGCGGGCGGCGGATCGAATAATAAAGTTCAAGTCCCAACGGAAGTCGGCTTTCACTTCTGGATGCGGCGATTCTGGGCGGTCTACACTTTTGACGATCTCACTTCGGGCACGCCTTACATTCGGGTCCGTGAAGGCTCCGGACGCCGGTTGCACGATGATTATGTGAATCTCGACTCCCAGAACGGACAGACCTACCCGGAATGGTGGTACGTGGCTCCAGGACGCGATATCATTGTTGACTTGAACATAGTCGATTCATCCGGAGCGGGCAATATCACGGTCCAGTACTTCTTTGAGGGAGTGCGGCGGGGGATCGGCGCGTGAGCGTAGCAACCAAGTCCGATCGCGCGAAGGTCAACGCTGAGCCTTGCCATTGTGTACGCTGCGGCGAGTGCGGCGGAAATGGCAACGTACGAGTTGACGGGTTGGCCGATTTTGACCTTGAGCCTTGCGAGGGTTGCGGCGGGTCCGGCATCACAGAGATTTGCGACCGTTGCCAACTGCTTAAAGACTTCGACTACGAGGATAATCTGTAATGCCTCGGATCTACACCGAACAGCGATCGGATGGCCTGTGGCAAGTAGTTGCGGAGTGGGATCACTGGGAAACAGTGAAGGCGGGTCCGATTGAAACGCAGGAGCGGGCCGAAGATGTAGCGGAGTTCCTGCGAGATCAGATTGAACAAGTTTTGACGCTGGAGAATGCAGCGTGAAGCTATACACAACAACAGCGAAGCGGGCGGGTTGCGCGGCGCTCCACGGGTACCCAGTCCATCGGGACGGAGCGCGATTGTTCGCAATGAGGGGCGGCGTCTTCACGCGATTGTTCCCCTGCCGCTATAACTTTGCTGAAGGGTGGGCCTAATGTATCGCCCACACTTTCCTTATTCTGCTCCCCCTCCTGGGTGTCACGATGAACCGTACGAGTATTTTTACGATTCGTCGGTAATGCAGGGCGTCTCCGTCGCGGCGCTGGCCTACTACTACTCGATCCTGTTTGCGCTGGACAAAGACGCGGAATTCAGATGGCGCGGGGTGAAGGTTGGCTTGCAGGATGTCTCTGTGCCTCTGGAAGTCCAGTGGAAGAACGCGGCGGGTGATGTAATGTCCGACGTCGTTTCCAACACCGTGGGGGATCAGGCGACAATCAACACCTCCCTGTACGCGGTAGGATCTGGCTTCACTCCCAACTTTGGCGGGTTTGCGGTCGCCTGGGACGAAGAGATTGTCTGTCCACCTGGCGCGGTGCTGGAATCGAACTGGTTCAACGCGAATGCAGCGGCGGCGGTGATCCTTCCCAGTTCCGTTACGCTGCTGGGCGTCAAGCGATTCTATGGGGGGCGGAAGTCGTGACAACCACAACGCACTACTGCCACGATTGCGGCGCACAGGTGCGAGCGCTCACGAACCTTGTCCCTGGCGGCGTCCTGATTCCGGCTGGGATCGATCCACGCGGGAGAAATCTGCGCTGTGATGCGTGCCAAGCAAAATGGGATGATTTGACGCGTCCGAAACGGGCGAGTGTTCTTCTCGGCGGAAAGGCGGTCGCATGAATCAGCCGGCCCTACTCACCGGCCCTCAAGCCGTACGCGCTGCGAGCTCCATGCGTCGATCTCCGGCGCCTGCTCAGCCTGTTCCATTTCCTTGGGACTTGGCACCCAAAGACTCGCGACCGGTCTACGAACACGGCGCCGTAGCGAGCCCCGCGCAAGGGTCCACGGTTACCGTGGTGGAATACCATGTTCCTGACGGCTTCCAGTTCGCATTGCGCGGCCGGATCAACGTTTACACCGGCACAATGGTAATCGGCTCGGGTGATGCGCTGTGGACTACAGACGTGAACCGGAAACCGGGCGTGACTACCCCGCAAGGGTGGGGAATCGAAGGCATGACGGCAGAGCCTTACGGCGTGGGCTCTCTGACGGGCGGGCCGTTCCCAGTTCACGGCTATCTGGTGTTCGATCCGAACGATATCATTCGCGTGCGGGCGTCAAACGTCAATGTGGACGCGGACGCTCCAAACTACTTCATTTCTGTTCTAATGGGGTGGATATGGCCCACCGGGAAATAGCGCCACCTAAAACACATTTTCCGGTAACTCCAGTTCAGGTTTCCTGTCCGCATTGCGGCTCTGGCCCTGGTCGCCCTTGTCGTTCTGAAAACGGCGTCCGTCTTCAGATTGCCCATTCAGCGCGGCGAATCTTAGCGCGTTGCGGCGTGACTCCTATACTGGCCCCCTGTGACGCGGAAGAACTCACGCTACCGTGAGAGCGGCATTGTGTCATAATGTACCAATCATGAAACTACGCTATGCGCTGTTTTCTCTTATGACCGTGATTGGGCTGGCTGTCGCTGCGGTCTCCGTCAAGGCGTCCAACGTTTCCTGTCCGCTACACTCGCATTCGGCGGCGGGTTCCTTTGCTCCGATTCCGCAGAGTCCCGCTACCGTCGAACAGGAATTAGCCAATTGCCCGTTTCTCGCGGAAGTGAAGCGCTGGCAGGAATGGCGGCAACGGCACCCGAACGCCCATAGTCGATTTCCGAAGCTGAACATTGAGGCGAACGCTGCCAAAGTGCAAGCGGTCAACCTGGGGGCGCTGGCCTTCAGTCCGACTCCCGATGATGAACCGGAGCCCGATCCTTCTAGCGAAGGGTGCGGCTGTGGCTGGTGGACGGCGCTAGTTGGCGGGTGCGGTCTGCTGCATATGCTTTACGGTACCTAGTTCATGAAGCGCAAGACATCGCACTTCAACCACGATACGAAACCTCCGGCTCCTGAGGATCAGATACCGGGACGCGGGCCGCTGCTGCACCCGGCGAGTCCCGCTTCTTCAAGCCGTCCGACTCCCAAGCCCGAAGAAAAATAGCATGTCCCTCGAACTCATATTTTGCAGCGGCTTCGACTTCCACAATACAGCGGGCCTCGCCTTCGACTGGGACAATGTAGGGACCGACACGAAGGTAAACACCACGTTGGGAGTCCCGCGCACTGGCATAGGATGCCTAGAAATTACAAGCGCGGCATTTGGCCCTTCGAAGGTCTTCACGGCAAGCGATCAGGTGATGTGTACCACGGCCTTTAATCCCAACGGGGGAGTTCCGGCCGGCACAAAAGCAAATATCATGTGGCTGATTTCAGCGGCCACGGCAGATCAGCAAATTCGAGTCTGCTACGAGCCCGATCTTTCGATATCGGTCTACAACGGCAATGATCCCTTCCCGCTGCTGCTGGGGCAAAGCGCTGCGGGCGTAATCGACACTTCCGGCTACAACTACATCACCTGCAAAGCGTTCATTCACGCCACGCAGGGCAGTGTGCAAATCCGGGTTAACGGCGTTCTGGTGTTGAATCTTCAGAACGTCAAGACGCGCGTTACGGGGTCGGCGGCAAGCGTGGATAAGTGGCAACTCTTGAGCCTTTCAACTACCACCCAGTATCACGATGATTCGACGCTTTGGTACTGGACGGATGCCGCAGACGATATCACCGGCGCTCCGCTGATCTATTGCGCAATGCCTACCGCAGACGTATCGGTCGCATGGACTCCCAGCGCGGGCGGAACTAACTTCAACCTGGTGGATGAAATTCCGCAAAGCACAGTGGATTACGTGTCATCGGCCGCGGCGGGGTCGATTGATCAATACACCCATGCTATTCCCGTTCTTGAGCAAGTTCCCGCGCTGCCGGCGTCTTTTACCGTGCTCGGGTGTCTGCATTCCTTGCTGGCTGAACTCGACGGGCCGGGAGCGCACACGCTGGCTTCTGATGCGGACGGGGATGTAGGAGCGGCGGAAGCTCTCACTACTTCGTATGCCTACCGGGTGACACCGAGAACACCGGGGCCGGTTTCTTCCCTGGCAACTTTGGCGACTACACCCTTTGGGCCGGATCTGGTAACATAAACACCGGGTTTGGTCGCGCGTCCAATGTCTTCCACGCTTCAGCGCTCTAACGCCGGTCGCACAAAGCGGGCCTTGCAGCGGCTTTCTATTTGCCCGTGCGGGTATCCCGTTCTTCACGATGACATCGCAGTAGGAACGGTCTATCTGATTAACCTTTCAACACTGCGGGATGGGTTCTTCTATCGCTGCGGGCGCTGTGGGGTCCAACACCGAAACGTTCGTGTAGTCGATGCGGCGTCCGTCCGGAATCCGACTGCGCTATTTCGCCCCTTGCCATACGAACTATTTGAAAGGGCGTCTTGAATGGCTCCAGCAATTCCCTTTGCTCCTGGCCTCTACTCGGTTCCCATCCAACGGCATTTGCTTGGCCTCGGCGGGTCTGTTCACCTCGCACCACCCAGCTTCCTCGATCGAGACGGGCGGGAAGTGGAGGGAATCTGGGTGGAAGTGGCCTGCGGCGACGGATACAAGCGCTATAGGGCGCTGCCGACTCTCCGGCGCTGCCAACACCCGGCGAATGCTGCCCGATACAATGGCGGGCGTCCCTTGCCCGAAGAAAGGGCGCTTTAATGGCGGCTCGGGTAGCTCAATCCGTCGTACAACTCCTGCTGGCAACCAATCCGAACGCTCGCGTTGCTCAATCTGTAGTGCAACTGATCCTGATACCCTCTCCGGCTCCCCCGGCAACAATTCCTTTCCGGCCTCTTGGCGGTGGCGGGATGATCGAGCCTCAATGCTGCCCTCCAGCACCTCCTAGACCAAGGTGTGTGGATGAATACCCGGAGTCTGAACCTATGAGTGCTGAACTGATTCAGAGTTTGTTCCGCCATCGGCGGTAACGGTTTCTTCGGGCGTGGGCGGTATCCGGCTGGAACTGGCAGTACTCGCCGGACGCAGCGCACTGACGTACAATCCAGATAAATGACGCGGGCAGAACGAGAGACGATCCGCAAAGCGCTGAAGTTGATAATGGCCGACGATGCGGACTTTCACGCGGGCGTATCGATGCTGGCAGAGCTCGCCGGTCTCACCTATCCGGCCAACGATATATTGAAGACCGCACGTCGCATGGACATTCGGACACTCGCGGCGCGGTCCAACTCCACGTTCCGCGTGTCTCATAAAGGGTAATATTCCAACGCTGTGAGACGGTCTGGTACTGGTGGGCCTTGCGGATTCTTGTAAGTTCGTCTCATAATGCAGGGCATGAACGGCACTCAGATTGAACAGCGCGTAGCTCTCGCGCTTCTGCATACCGAAACTGCAAAGATAAAATTGCTGGCCGTGGCGCAGCGATGCGCTTACCCTCAAATGCTGATGCCTTCGGAACTGGCCGATCTTCGCTCTAACGCCATCACTGCCCAAATTGACTTGCGGGCGGCTCTGCGTGAGGCGGATATCGTGTTTCAACTGGTCGGGCCAGCGAAGGACGCGGCATGACTCCAGAGCAGTTACATGTTCTTCAGCACTCCCTTGGCGTGGATCAGTACGGGCAAGGGCGGCAGTATCGCAATCATTTCTGCGCTGGGGGTGCCGATGTCGCCCTCTGCCGTTCGCTAGTGGGGTTGGGCTATATGATCGAGCGGCCCGCGAGCGAACTGACCGGGGGTTCTCCGCTGTTTCATGTCACGGATGCCGGGAAAGCGGCGATGCTAGCGGAAAGCCCGAAAGCACCCGTGCTTACGCGGTCGCAGCAACGGTACCGGGACTTTCTGCATGCCGATACGGGCGGTTCGTTCATAGAGTGGCTAAAGGATCGGGCTGAATTCGAGCGGGAACGGCGGCGGGCATGATCTACGGCTATGCCCGCGTCTCCACCGGCGAA